ACCGGTTCCATATGTGGGTGCGCCAATGGCTAGCACAGTGCCAACAAAGCTGGCGTTCAAGAAGTATTCGCGTCCAGCTATGATGTTGGCAAGTTGGAGTGTCTGGTTAACCACGGACGACAAATTCGTTCCGGGGTTAAGGATGTAACCAGTCACTCCGTTTCCGGGAACATATGGTGCTGCTCCGAACGGTGCGGCAGACGTGCCACCGCCTTGTAAGTCGACGGTGGCATTCATGCCTACATGGCCAGGGTTGGCTTGTGGTTTGATCAATTCAATGCTATAATCAACCCACAATTTACCAAGCGTGGCCGCAAGACCCTCAGTGCAAATATACAAGTTGCCAGCGTCATACAACTTGATATCCAGATTAGGCAATAATGGGCCAGATCTGAGGAACAACCCACCTTTAGGTTGCAACGAGCAGTCGAATTTTATTTCGAAACTTTTCCAGTTGCTGTTATCTTTGCCACCAGTATATTGCATGGCATCAGATTCACAGTTGGGTGCTGGATCAGCTGGGTCATAATCCGGTACGAGCATAACAGACCCTGAGGAGTTAGATGACACACGCGCAACGTATTTCAATGTTAGACGGCGAATGTGGTACTTCTCAAAGTTATAAGCCTCCGAGGACAGCCAGGGGAACAAGCTGGCCATTCCGGGATTGACGGAAAACAAGGGTGCAACAGTAAAGTTGGCAGATGCTGGTGCAGACGTGTAAAAGAACTCCTCATGGGAGAACAGAGTGTTACCATTGCCAAGATGTTCAATTCTTGGTTTGCGCGTGCCTTTGAGCACGGCAATAGCAGCAGGAACAGCGCTCACAGAATCGAGCCGTCGCTGCATGCTATTGGTTTCCTGCATAACCTTGTGGGACACGCTACTAGTTACCTTGGGATTGCGTGCTCGATTAGCAGCCACTTTGTGTTCCTCACTGACAATAGCCTTAGCAATTTCTTTCTTGATATGTTGCATCTTGGCGGCATGATCATCAGTGTTAGTCGCACTGCCATTATTTCCATTAATGGTCGATGCGTCTACATGGGATGTGGGGGGATAGGTGGACTCTAAAGGCAGCCCACCGTACAGGAAATCAGTGACCACATTAGGGAGCCAATTACTTTCACGTTTCTTCATAGCGACCCATTTTGGATTATGTGGGCCACCATCGTGTCGGTGATCGGGTGGTGACTGAAGGGTAACAAGAGCTAGGAGATCGTCATACGTTTCTCCAGCAAACGTTTTGGTAGTGTTACCAGGTTCAATAGACATGGTGAAAATGATAGGACAATGTGTATGAGATATGGTTTTAAGCAACAACCTTGAAAAATTGATCGGGTTAGCTACTCCCACTGTTGCTAAGGATTTCAGACACACGAAAATTACAAACCCTCCA